GAGTTAGACTCAACAGCAAGCAAAGCATTATTATAATACCTACCTAGATAAAACAAGAAGTCACCAAACTTACTAGGGTCTATTCTATTGTTTCTGTATACTGCAACTATCTGTCGATCTTCATTTAACACAATAGCAGCAGAATAATCTCTTCCTACTCCGAGAGCTACATCTGCTCCTATAACGTAACCTTTAGCGTGGTTTGGGTATTCATAGATTTCAATATCGCCTTCGTTAGTAGTTTCAAAGAATTTTGAATCTAAGTCTAACCGCATTTTCTTTTTGTAAGGAACGGCTTCAAGGGCAGTTAGTTTGCCTAAATCAAATACACTACTGCCGCTGACTAAGAAGGCTTCTTCAGGATGACTCGGATATTCCTGTACAAATTTTCTTTCGCCTGACTCAGAGATCTTGAGACGACGCCAGTATAACTGATCAAAGTCCAGTCCATGCTCATCAATAAGTTTAAGCTCCTCTTGAGTAGGTTCAAAAGTTTCCGGAGCTTCTCTCCTATATTCAGCAGTGATATACCAAGGTAGAAATATAGGTATATACTCTGACTCACCTCTATGATAACCTTTTTCAGCTTGCTTCCATAACCGGTAAAATTCCCCTTTTGCACCGTTGGCCGTTGATTCCAGTATAACTTCGGTGCCCTCAGCTTGAGAGATACCTTGGAATAATCCGGCGAGAATCTTCTCGTCAAAAGTCCAAAAGGCCACTTCACTAAGGTGAGCAATAGTAGGGGTAGTTCCACGACCAGCTTCTGGAGAACCCGCAGTATATAATCTATAACCTGCATTATTATGTTCAAATTTAATCTCCTTTGCGTTTGATGCTATTAAAGGAGGTTTGAATTCAGTTTCCATTTTATCTATTAAGTTTTTGCTCATATTAAATAGAGCATCAGAAGTAGCACTGTCATGAGCCATTACCACAGATCTTGCGTTAGGGGTAAAGTAACTCTTCCATGCGGTGCGAGCAGTACAGTAAGTAGAGATTCCTTGTTGACGAGCTTTTAATATTAATGCTCGTACTCTACCTTTTTCTTTTAATTGTTTTTCTAGTTGTATGTTTATTTCTTTTTGTGCATCATTAAAGATAAACGGATTAAATCCTTTAGCAGCATCTTTCGTTATTATTTTGACTTGATCCTTTGCGAATCTTTCAAAGTCTGTTTCGTATTCTAATAATAATTTTCTTTTTCGCGCTTCTTTAATGATGGCAAATTTTTGTTTATTATCCATAATGAACCCCAATAGCTAGCAAGATGATTACTGCTATTACTCCTAGCACTATCAGGTCTTGTCTTTGTGTTTTCTTGTTCATTATTATTCCTTTTTATCCAATCACTAATACTAATACCTACATCATCGCAGGGATCATTGTAGAGAATCATTATACCTCCTGGTTAAAATTTAACCAATTGTTATCTCTACTAGGGGACACTTCTTTAAACAAACTTAGAAAAAAACGCCTATATATATACACCCCCTTATATTTTTATACCCCCCTCTCTTTATATATAAAAAATATTATTTATTCCATTAATAATATTTTTAAATTTATATTTCGTATCTTATTTTCTAAATTATTACCTTTACTTATTTTATCTTCATTAACTTACTCTCTTTATAATTTTAAAATAATCTATATAATATATAATAACTTATATTCATATACTTTATTATATATAACTCGACGTGATTAATTATTAATCCGTCCTGTTTTAACCGCGGTTGTTGTAACCGCACATAGCGCATAAGCGCAGAAAGGAGCCCAACATGGCCCGAAATACAACAAAGAACGTGTATCAACTTGCAAGAGTTGTTTACTCGTTGCTGGCATCAAAGAAGCTGTTCAAGCAGTCTTCTTCTGCAGTGTTAACCTACTATGCTGACTTTCTTAAGGATCGTCACCACATAGTGGCTAACGAGCCTTTCGGCGGAATCATGTCTAATGACCCAAAAGGTCATGATGGTTTCGTAATGAAACGCAAGGCTTTTGCAGTTGTGCTTTTCGCTTGCCTTACAGGTAAGAAGAAAGCAATCGTTGCTGCAATCGAGATCTTGCAAGCGGAACTCGATTCTTCTCCAAAGAAGAAGAAGAAGGATAAAACCTCTGAAAAGAAGGTTAAAACCTCTTCTGATTCGTTGGAAGATATCCTTGATTAACTTCAAGGTTGGCAAAGGCACTCTTAATGGGTGCCTTTGTTTTTAAAAGGGGGACCACCGTGTAGGCCACCGTTGTGGCCTCTAGTGCTACCTTCATCTGCTAGTGCATATTATTATTTTCTAAAATCCTTAGGGATTTTAAAAATAATCTATATAATATATCATATGATGCACGTTACAACATCGTATGATTAATCCGCTACACATAGTTGTAGCCAACATATAGGAGGTCCAACATGGCCGACAAATATAAAGTAACGCCTATGGCAGCCGATAACAAGGTGTCTAAGAAGTTCCACAAGATCGAAGGTCTTGATCGAGGTAGCAACTTCTTTAAGAACCCTATGCATGCCTTGAGGTTTATGTATTTTGCATTTGCTAACAGCAAGTTCTACGATGCATGGCGATCAGGTAGGCTGGTTATCCAGTTTCAGATCATCGACACCAGAACATGGAGTCGTATCTCTGACATACATAACCATTCGAACAAGGCTTGTGTGAAAGACTTGGACATCGAAGGTATCATGCCAAATGACATGGATTCGTTTAACGGGTTTGTGCCAGCAAAAGGTAAAGTCAAAGATGCTCTAGCTGAATTGCTGAAAGGCAAGAAAAGCAATAACAAGCTTGACGACTTCTTAGATGAGCTATCATCTGAAATAGAAGAAGAAAAGTCTGAGCATCTAGACATAGAGTCTGATGAAGACAAGAAAGAAGAAGCTAAAAAGACTGACGGCTTCGAGGTTCTTGGCTAATTTAGGTGCAGCAAGGGCTCCCGAAAGGGAGTCCTTGTTTTTAAAAGCGGGACCGCGTTGTGCTCCGCCGTGCAGAAGTGTCTCCTATTAGAGGAGAGACGGGCCGGGGTGGTTAGACTTATACCCGTATAAGATAGATTACTATGCCTTTTGGGTGACCGCTGACCGATATCGGGCTCTCACAAGCCTGCCTGCATAATAATTATTTCCTAAATTACTTGTTATAATTTAAAAATAATCCCTTTAATACTACCTTGTAAGTAGTATTAATAGCCAACATAGTTAAAATGAAAGGATCAGCTATGCAACCAAAGAAAACAGTCGTTGATAAAGCGATTGAAACCCTAGTATCGCATTCAGAGAAAGTGCTGCTAGGTCTCGATTATGCAACCGATTACGTCTTCATTGAAGTGCCTATTGAAGATCGTCTAGATATTGCTCGTCACTACAATAGAGGATGTGACAGTCCATTAGTAGATACTAGTTGTAATCATTGTCATAAAGTCTTCAAAGCTGCTTTTGAGCGTAACAATAATCCAAAGGATGTGTGTCATTGTATCTATAAACGATACATGAATCCATACCAAGGTGGCTTTATGTATCTAAATGAAACTGCAATACAGTATGACAAGCAGTTCGGTCACGGTCATATTGATAAGTGTAATTCAGTGCCACTCAATCGAAGTCTGTATGAAAAGACTAATGACAACCATGACAACTCGTGGATATTACGCCATGGTAATGTTGTTACAGTCAGTCGTAGCTTCGGTCAAGGTGTCGGAATTGAAAATAACTTGACACTTGGCATTGCTCATATCGAAGAAGAGTATAACAGAAATAGAGCTCAAAGTAAAGTGTATCGAGATCATGATCGAGAGCTCACTAAAGCCAATAGTGATTCCACTAATGTAATATTTGATGCTAATTTTGAAGGAGAAACTGATGACTGATAAAATAACTCACGTTATAGTCAAGACTGATGTTGTTGACTTAACGTTCACGCGTACACAAGTGAATGACGACTCTCATATCGATCGCTGTTCACTCAACTTCGAAGACTCGACATATCCGTATTATTTGTCGATCATTCAAGAATCACGTCGTGCGCCTGATATATACGAACTTGCTGTCGTAGATCCATTGACAGGAAACCTCATGTTCAATCACCCGTTAGCTGTACATTTGCAAGACATAACCAATAGTGCAGATGACGAGGTTGTATTTCCAATGAAGTTTGATGTTCTTAACAAAGTGCTTGCAAGTTGTCGTATTGATGCTAATGTATTACATATTATGCATGTTCAAAAGCCTTTGTTCGAAAAAGTCAAAGAAGCTTTATTTGATACTGATGCTACTCGCCTTATAGATCGTATCAATGAAGTAGGCGATGAAACGCGTAGCGCTGCAAAAATGGAGATTGATAATGACAAATAGAATGTATACTGTTGAATATTCTTTTGACTCACAGTATGGCGTACAAACTGTAAAAAAGACATTTGACAATTCAGAAGATCAAGACGAATATGTGCAGATCATCATGGATAAGCCAAACGTAATTGACATAGCTGTAAAGTCAGTACCATTGGCACATCCACATGCCGTAGATCTGTATAACTAGAACGACCATGTTGGCAAACTAGTGGCACTCGAAAGGGTGCCACGCTTTTTTAAAGTGCTACCGTGCACCGTATTGTAATAAATTATAATTTCTAAATTTTTTGACAAAATTTAAAATTATTCCCCATAATAAATATCTTAACCAAGGAGTATGCAATGGATCATCAAGATATTTTTACGTATGTGCTTGCTAAATATAATATTGCACTAGGTGTCGATGAAATTATTAAGATAGTTTCTGACAATCTCTTAGTCGATCAGTATGTTAGCGAGAATTATAACCAGTAATATAGTATATTATTTTAACCAAGCAAAGGAGTCTTAAATGACAGACAGTACTTATCCTCGTTCTATAATTATAAAAGATGTTGAAGCCAAATTTTGTCGTATCTCTGGTACTGATGCGCCTGTAAACCCATTCGGTTCAAAGCAGTGGGAAATGGTTATTGCGACTAGCGATAAAGACAAGATCAAAGAACTTAACGATCTTGGCCTCAATGTAAAACAAGACAAGAATGACGAAAACGTATCTTTCGTTAATCTAAAGCGTAAAGGCATTAAAGCAGATGGTAATGCTAATGCACCTGTAAAAGTCGTAGATGGCAAGCTGCAGCCGATCGATGCTAATAATATCGGCAATGGCTCTAAAGTAAATGTTAACCTATGGCAGTACGCGTATGAAGCTCCTGGCAGAAAAGGCATAGCAACGTCTCTTACTGCAGTTCAAGTTGTCAATCTTGTCGAGTATACACCTAACGCTGGTTTCGAAGCCATTGAGTCTGCACCTGCAGAAGAAGGCGAAATAGCATTCTAAGATTCCAGTATCAGGAGTATTCATGTACGAGTTTGTACCAGTTATAATTATATGTTTTATGTTTGTAATAATCGCTATCGGTGTCAGAACTTACTGACGCCGGTGGCGTTTTTAAACGCGTTACCGACATAACAATAAAAGGCAAAACAAAATGACTAATGATGTGTTGTATTTTCCATCTGTGCGTGTAGCCTTTGAGAAAACTACGCGTACCATCGACCAACTTATGGCAGAAGCTTCAAAAAATAACAACGAAGAAGCTTCAAAAGCTTACAGGCAATGCTTTGGTTTAATCCGCCAGGCGATCAAGCAGATAGAACACCAAGGCGAGTCGTCACTACATAAGCAACTAGATAGCGACATAGAAGATCTTAAACAAATTGCTCAAGATTGTTGTACCAAAATAAAAGAGTGTATTAAAGAACAAGCTACACTTGCCTTTGAAGGTACCAAAGCAGCCATAATAGATATATTAAACAATAAAGGGTTTGACGATAAATATATTGAAGAAGTTATGGAAGAAATAGATAAGATCGCTGAAGAAGAGGTAGAAAGTATATTTAGCGAAGAAGGGATAGGGTTTAGTGAAGAAAGTGTCTAAAAAAGTAATCAAAGCAACCGTCACTAATCCACCTCACTATCGTCAAGGCGACATTGAATGTATCGAAGCAATCAAAGCAGCCTGTGGTGAAGATGGATACGACGGCTATTTACAAGGCAACATTATCAAATACATTTGGCGATTCAAACACAAAGGTCGTGCTCAAGACGATCTTGGAAAAGCCAAATGGTATCTTAATGAGCTAATTAAAGTTTATCATGGAGATGAGAATGAGTGAAGATAAAATAAAAGTTCCTTATAAATCAATGACTTATCCTATTGA